TGGCTCCCCCAACTGGGCTCGAACCAGTGACATCATGATTAACAGTCAAGATGTTTATTTATAAAAGTTCAGTATTTATCGGCATTTTCAGCTTTATAAATAAAGGTCTGTAGTTTATTTGTAGTAAAAATTATAATTATATTGATTGATATTTCGTAGTATAAATTAAGCAAAGACAAAGCTCTTCGAGTATCAAATCTGTATTTGACGGGCTGATTATATATTTAAAAAAATTTTAAAAAAAGTATTGACTTATGTGTTAATATGTGTTATTATGTGTTTACAGAGTTAAGAGAGACACATAATGATATACAAGGAGATGCCTACAATGAAAAAATTTGAGCTTAAGAAAAACGGAACTTCAATTGATATATATACACCGTACAACGCAGATTTTGTTAGCGAAGTAAAAAAGCTCGGTTCAAAATGGAATGGTACGAACCGTTGCTGGACTGTGAGCAGCGACAAGCTCGATGAGGTTAAAGCATTAATAAAAAAAATCTATGATGAAGATGTTAATCTTGAATCAGAAATTTCCGTCAAGATTTCTTTTACAGAGATTTTTCATAAATGTATATCAGGCGATGATAGCATTACAATATTAGGTGTGAAAATTGCTGATGCAAATTGCGATTATCTTGCAAACTTTAACTTCAATGGCACTTGTGAGAAAAAAATTAAAGACGGTAGAATTAGAAGATTGAAGATTGCCGAGGGTTCGGTACTTACAATTTCAGTAACTATTAGCGATTACGAAAAATATACAAAATTTGGAACAGACGGCTATACAGCTGAAATTATAAAATAAAGGAGCAATATTATGAAAGCATTAGACACAACCGATACTGACATTCTAAAAGAGGAAGGCTATACAGACAAAGAAATCGAAATTATTTCTTGGATTGTATCTCAAAATGAAAGAAAAGGTCGTTATGATTCCTATGTTCAGAACTCTTTGTTTGGGAGCGGAACAGTTTATTACAATTATCCCGAATATAAGTTAGTGGTGTACACTCGCCTCGGAAAAATTGAAATTCCGACATTATATGAATTAATGTCAGGCAAAAAAGACAAAATCAAGCATACTTTTGATGTCCTTTTCGAAGTAAGAGATGCTGTCGAACATATCTTCAAAGAAAAATTTTTTAGTTTAGTTAATGAAGAAATACAGAGCGAATGGCAACGTGTTGTTAATTCAATAAGAACGCCTGTCCCAGATTTCTATGTGGAAGAAACTCGCATAACAGTCAAAGGCTACGAAAAAATTAAACAAGCTATTGAAGATTCACTCGCTGATATAGATTTTGTTGTATTAGATGAAAACGGAAAAGAAATAAGACCCGCTTTTAATGAATATGATTTAACTTTTTGCATTTTAGATGCACTCAAAGAAAAATTTAATTTAGTTTACACTCGTGAACTTAAAGATTATATTTACGAGAACGAGAATAAGAAAGGACAATCGAAATGAAAAAGTATTTAATCAAGGAATTTCGCGAGTTAGCTAATCTAACTCAAGCGCAACTTGCTGAATTGGTAGGTTGCGATCAACCAATGATTCAGCGCTGGGAGAATATTGAGGAAGACAGTAACACAACAATCACCAAAAAAAATATACTCAAATTAGCAGAAGCTCTAAAAGTCCATCCTTCAAAAATTGATGTTAGTTATGAAATGAACCTTAGCGAATTAATTGATTCAGCTAAAAGCACAGGTCAATATATTGCACAGAAATGTGCAGGGCCTAAATTAACGAGCTTAAAGCAAAAAATTGCTAAATCTGTAGAACATCGTGATCGTGACCAGGTTCTTATAGATATCTTATCGATTGAATGTCTTGCAGGCTGTAACTGCGATTTTTATACTGATTTGCTTCTTGAAAAAACAATGACTTCAAAATTTATCACTGTTGTATGCGCTTTTGTCAACGCATTGGGTTGACAAACAATTAAGAAAAGCCCCTCAAATAATACCATTTTGGTATTATTTGAGGGGCTAAACTTATGTATGCTATTCTTTTGTGTCTGTATCGGTTTTATTTTCGACTGTATTTTTAAGTCTGTGAACTACATTTACAAGGAATTTCGGAATTGGTGTGCCTAACTCCGAGAGATTTTCGAGGATTGAGATTAATTCGTTGATGATGAGCCATACACACACGATAAGACCGCAACAGTATGTAATGCTTATTTCAACATTCGCAGCGGCTAAGCCTGCGGAGATTAAATAGTCTACTACACCTCCAACTGCAACGAGCACAAGGTAGCTTACTTTTTTTAATATGCCGATTAAGCCTGTCTTGCTTTCAAGTTCTCCGTTTTTCCACGCAGATGTCATTCCTGTTGCATAGTCTATTATCATTACAACGATAAGAATTGTGAGCGGCACGAGCAAAACATTGAAATATGCTGCCAATGCTCCAAGTGCTACCGAAACAGTAGCCTGAATAATATTGTCTTTCATTGTTTTATACCTCCCACAAATCGATACCTTCCATAACCGCCCTTGCTTCGAGTACGGCAATATAGTCTGCCATTGATTTAATCTGCATATTATATGTACTGCGTGGACAAGTCGGAACGAAAGATAGTTCTCCCTTATCCCAATTATCAAGCATTTTCTTCAATCCCTTATAACGGATTACCAATTGCTGATACTCTGCAACAAATCTTTCCTTGTAGTCCTCACTCACCATACCGTTAATTGTTTCTGCTAAAATCATAATAATTATTCCTCACTTTCGCAAATAATTTTTTTGTTTTCAAACTTTTTATATGCGTCAAGATACATTTCGCCTTTGTCACCATTGTACGTGCATTCGTAATACATCCCGTCGTGTAATGTTGTGCTGATAAGGCATTTGTGGTTTTGCAAAGTCTTACACGACCACACTACAAAAGTGTCAAAATCAGGTGTATCATCTGACTTATCTAAATGATTTAACACATACTTGTTTACTTCTGATACTGCAAGTTTAATAAAATTTGCATTTGCCATAATATTTTACCTCCTAAAAATCAAGTCAAAGTAATCTGCAAGCCGTCAATTTTAGAGCCGAGAAGTCCTGCGTAACCGTCCTGCTCTGTATCGTGCTCGGTATTATGCTGATACGGCATAAATTTGTTTTTGCCTTGCTTGCGTGCTCTGTATGTAGCTTTATAGTCATCCACACCCGAGAACTCGACCTGGATGGCGTCAATGACCTTGCCTTTAATTCCTGCGTAGCCGTTGATATCGTCCTTGATGTCGTATCCGCTAACCCACGGCAGCCAGTCACCGTTGAGCAGATGGACACGATAGCAAAGTTTTCCTGCTGATACCTTAACCGCCACGCCTGAAATAGCTTGTTTCTTTCGTCCTGCTACATTTGATAACCCCTTGACCTCATTGTACCACTTGCCGTCTGCAAAGACTCTATATGTCAGCGTTGGCTTTTTAACCTTTGTTTCGGATTTGCCGAAGATGTTATCGTTGTAAATTACATTTGTGTCAATGTTACCGCCGTAACCGCTGACCTTGCCCGTTGAGCTATTCTGCCAAATGTCACAAGCAAGCTCAGCTTTATCGTTATACTGTGCAAGCCAGATACTGTACTTTCCCTTTAACTTATCATAATCAAGATAATTATTAAACCAATTCAGATTGGCATACACACCTGCTCTGTAGTTACTTTTCTTGATTGTTTCGCAAAATCGTTCTGCAATCTCTGTAAGTTTTGTTTTGCCGAGTTTAACCATTGAATAATCTTCCAAATCATAATAAATCGGCATATCAAGGCTCTTGCTTTTAATGCACTCAAGGCAAGCCCTTGCCTCTTTTTCCGCATCGTTCACACTGTCAGCATAGCTGTACCAATACACTCCGATTTTTAAATTTGCGTTTTTGGCATTTTTGTAATGGCTTTCAAACATACTGTCTTTTTGCGATACTTCTCTGCCGTATCCTGCCCTTATTATTACAGCTTTTATGCCGTCATTTTTCATTTTGTTGAAGTCGATATTTTGCTGAAATTCCGAAATATCAACGCAAGTAATTTTTGACATATATTAAACCCCCCATACAGCCATAATAGCATTGTAGTATTCTTCAGAAAGCTGTTCTTTTAAAAGCAACTTATCTTCTTCGCGATTCATATAAGCGTTACGTACATTCTCGCCAATCTGTACGTCTTTTCCGTCGATAACAACAAACTTCTGTCTCAACACACTCACGCTGTCCTTGGTAAGCGCATCAAGCGTAATTTTTTCTTTAAGTTCCATAAACTTACCTCCTACTGTCTGATATATGTAATTGTAAGATTAATTTTCTCATCTTCAACAAATTTATCCATCGGTGAGCTGATGTAGAGCCACGAGCCATCAAGTCTTATATTCCTTAGCTTATTTGTAGTTGAGTACACAGCAAAGCACGACAACTTACTTTCAATTTTTGCTGGGAAAGGCAATCCTGACATCTGGATGTATGATTTATCGGCAATAAGTTTTGTAATATTTACCGATACTGTAACCACCTTACCGTTTTTCACATAATCAAATCTTCCCGCACAGCCCTCATAACTTGGTTGCGCCGGAGATAATTCTCCTGTACCGCTCTCAATATTTGAGCTATTATATTTTGCCGCAAGTGCCTTGTCTGTCGCTGTTTTGTTGTCTGTTACGGTCTGACTCAGAGTACTGATTGACTCATCAGCTGAGGACTTATTGTCTGCAATCTGCTTGCTTAGCTGAGCGACTGCATTGTCTACACTGTCCTTATCAGCTTTAAGATTAATCTTCATTGTCACTGCTTCGTCAATGTATGTTATTTCATCTTCAAGCTCTGTTTTATCTGCCTTTGCAGATAAGGCTGTGTTAATCGCAATTATTCTCTCGTTTAGCGTGTTGATGTTGTCACCCGCAAGCGCTATGTCTATGCTGTTGTTGTAGATACCGTCGTCCATACGATTTAAGTTTGTTGCGTTCAGCGCCGGAACAGCTCCGTCAACCCAATTAATTTTGCTGTAACTCATTTATCTCATCCTTTCCTAAATATTCTGTACCTTCTGCCGTCAGCATTACTCTCATGCCGTTAGTGCCTTTCAGCGTTCGTTCAAGTATAAAACTGTCGACCGTTTCCGTATCCGTAAAGCCTGTTTTTATGCTCACCTTGTCGCCACATTCGAGCCACCACCTACCGTAAACATCAGCTTTAAAAGGCCTGTAAGCATACAAATTGTAAAAGATGTAGTTGTTACCTTTATTATCGTTAAAACTTGTAACAATACCTGCAATGTCGGTACAGCACGCAGTAATTATGTTGTCCGATATATACCAACTTTGTTTTTCTTCTTCCGTATGACCGTACGAAAAATAGCTGTCCTTGTTGTACTTAAACTTAATAAGATTAATACTGCGTGTTGTGTATTCCTCAAAGTCGAGGTTGCTGTAGTTGTCAACGACCTCGGTTTTAGGATTTAAAATTTGAATAAACTTTATCTTGCCCTCTCCGCTCATAATTGCAAAACAAGCGTTAAGTTCGCAGTACGCACTCAACAAGTCCGCTATCGTGGTTTTGTCATTGAAAACCGATTTTACAAGATCCAATTTCAGTGACAGCTCATTGCTGTCATTAAAGCCTGTAAATTCGTTTTCGTAATCATAATCTTTTAAAAAGCTGCTGCAGAGATATACTCTCAAGTCATATAAACTTATTTTTGGCGAATAAATTGCAAGGCTTGTAAAGTAGTTGTAAGCGTATTTTTGCGAAGCGAGGTATAAATCGTCATATGCGATAATTTCCTTTACCGCCCTGTTTTTCTGTCTTGATGAGCTGTTGACAGTACCGCAGAATAGCGACACCTCAATAACTCCAGACTGATAACCGCAATATAAATCTGCACTCGGCAATACTGTATCCGAGGGAAATAAAAGCCCCTTGCTGTATGATTGCTTCATTATAACTTTAATGCGTTTGCCGTTGAGCTCTGTGTCAACATTTATCACTCTTACAGTAAGCTGACCCGCAATACAGCCGCCGAGTTTAAACTCCTTACCGTCACTGATTGCCTGCGTAAGTTCAAGACTTTCAGATACAATATTCTCGCCCGTGATGTCGGGAATATCGTTGTCAGGAAAGCTGATAATTATTTCCCTTTGCAAGCTGTCGTTCAACAGTTGCTTTTTGACCTCATCTGTTAAATTTATCATACCGCACCCCCTTAATACTCAATAAGCTCAATACTTATCGGGTTGTAGCGGATGTCTGTCTTGCTTGCGTCCATAACCGAAAACTCAATATCAGGAATATAGAAATATCCGCTGTCATATGAGTTTGTTTCATCGTTCCAATATGTAACATAGCATTTGCGTTGTACTGTGTTCACGATTGCAGAATTAATAATATTCTGCATATTAATTTTCTCGTTCAAGTGCAGAATGTGGGTAGAAAAAGTAATGCTTGTCTTACCTGTCGGCAGTGTTGAACGCTGTAAACTGCCGTTATCGTCACGCTCGGCATCGTTGTCCATACGCTGATCAGGTGTTGACGAATATTCAGCGAAATAGTTATTAGGAAATTCGGTATTTCCGAATTTTAGTAAATAACCTTTATAATTTGACATACTGCACCTCCTTTACGCAAATGCCGATTTGCCGTTATGGCGGTTTTTATAAAGCTCGTTTTGCTTTACGATTTCGTTAAAAATATCATTGCCGTTAATTTCAGCGACAAACTGATAGTAGTTACCGCCGTTGTTTCTGAATATTACGAACATCTCATACAGCTTTTTAAGATACGACAGAATTTCGCCGAGAATCACCGTATCCTGACCGCCCGAATTGTCGAGCATACCCTGTAACTTGTTAAGAGGCGCAATAACTTCCGGATTGCCCGAATTAGCTCCTGCGTTATCTCCGACTACCGCAAGTGTCGGTGCTTTGACAAGTCCGCCTGTTGCAAGTCGTGGAATGAGAGGCGGATTTTCAGGCATTGAAAAACTCCAATCCTGTCCGATGATAGAACCAATAGCCCCTGCAATTCCGCCGATAGTATTAACGATAGCGGCTACAACCGTATATATACCTGTCAACAATAGGTTTATACCGTCAATTATCAGATTAACAAAGCCTTTGATAATGCCCCATATGCCGTCCCATATACCGCCGAAAAAGTCTTTGATACCGTTCCAAGCCTTTTCCCAGTTGCCCGAAAAAACACCTGTTATAAAGTCAATAAGACCGCCGAACGATTTTAAAATACCGCCCACAACATCGCCTATAACTCTGAATACTGTTTCAAAAATGCTTTGAATATTTCTCAGTACCGTATTAAACACAGGGCCTAATGTATCGCTTATGAAGTTCACAAGCGGGGAAAGCCAATTATTCCATATTGTTGCAATATAATCGCAAACCTTGCCAAAAACAGTCCATAACTGTTCAAAAATCGGTTTAAGGCAATCTGTCCATGCGGACTGAAATACTCCGACAATGAAATTCCACGCAGGCATAATCCAATCATTATAAACATTCATAAGCGTTGTGCCGATATTAAGGAACATATCGCACACATTCTGAAAAATTTCAGAACCGCCCTCGCCGTCCCACCAGCCAAGCAGGAAGTTGCCGATGTCTGAAAATACGCCGCCCACGAAGTTCATAACATCTGCCATTTGAAGTTGAATATTGTCAAAAAATTCTCCGATAGTTGCACCGTCATTGTCAATCCATTTTACAAGTGATTCGGTAGCTAAACTAAAGCCCTCCGAGAAAATCGTTCCGACCGCACCGCCGAAATCTGTAAAACCGCTTAAAAGATTTGAAATTGCGTCCTCCATTTGTGGGCGAACTCTGTCAACGCTCTGCCCGATGACATCAAAACCCTTTTCAAAGAATGTCGATAAATTATCGTAGCCTTTGCTGAAATTGTCGCCAATGGTTGTAATAAAGCCGTTGATTTTATTCTTGTCCCTATCAAGCCATTTTGCAACACCGCCCGTCAGTGTTTGCAGCCGTTTACCGCTAACCTGTACCACTCCGCCGACAAATGAACCTACCGCACCGAATGCAGATTTACCGACCTTTTGCACCTGTGTAAGATAATTTTGAGCTATCGGAACAGAATTTTTGAATATCGACTCACAATTTTTGCCGATAGCTGACCAATCAACCTTATTAATGCCCTTTTGAACATTATCCACAAAGGCTTTAAATCCGCTCTTTTCGTATAGATTTTTAAAAGCACCCGAAACACCGCTGTTTGTGTCTTTAACAACAGTATTTGCGACAGAAGTTCCGCTGCTGCTTGCTGTATCACTTGCGGAAGCATCTGAACCGCCGCTATCGGATTTAGTGAGAACATTCAGCTTGTCAAAACCTGCAACGCTGTTCTTTGCTTTTTCTGCACTATCCGCAACACTTTCTAATGAGTTTGAACCGCTTTCTGCCTCATCGGTCAAATTTTCTGCCGAGCTTGCAGCGGCTGAAATGCTGTTTGCTGTATCATCTCCGTCCCAGTTGAACAGCTTTGAAAGCGCATTTATCGCCCCTTTGGCGTACTCTGTAAGTTTTGCGATAGCCGAAGAAAGCTTTTGCACAATATTCGTTGCTACTTGCAAAATTGGCTTGCCTATAACCGCAAGGAGCTGATTCCAACTCTCTTTTAAGTTGCCTGTTACATTTTCCCAACCGTCTGATTCTCTGCTTGCCTGGCCCAATGCACCTGAGAGCTTGTTAGCGTCCTTTACCATTTCAAGCAAGGTAAGCTGTTTTTGTGATTCTGACAGTTCGACAAAAGATTTGCCATACAGCTTATTAGCCGCTGCGTTTCTTGTAGTTTCTGTACAAGACAGACCAAGGGCTGCATCGTTTTCAAAGTTGCCTTTGAGAAAAGATTTAAGGCTTTCTGCGGTGTCCTCGAGTGAACGGTCATAATATGCAGCACTGTCGGCTGTTACCTGTAAAGCCTCTTGCATCATATTAAGAGCGTCTGCACTGTCCATACCCGTAGTTTTTGCAAATGCATAGATACTTGTACCCACACCCTGCAAGCGTGTTTTCAAAATACCGCTGTTTTTAGATACCGTAGCAATAGCACTTTCAGCTTGTGACTGCATTGAGCCAAATGTTTGTTCAAACTGCGAATTTGCGGCATTAACCTCTGCCGCCGATTCAATGCACTGCTGACCGAATTTCTTAACAGCGGCAACCGAAAAAGCAGCCACAACCGCTGTACCGAGTTTTTTTAACTTAGCAGACATCTTATTGCTTACGCTGTTTGCCTGCTCCTGAACCGCATTAATCGATTTAGTAAAGCCTGACGAATCAAGCACAAGTTTCAGACCAATTTCGCCAACTGTAGCACTCATTTCTCACACTCCTTTCAATATAAAATAAAGGGCGTAACGAAATGTGACACCCTTGTGGTATAAAAACAGCGCACACCCGAAGATGTACGCTGTATAATTTGATAAAATTTTAGCCACCCCGTTTGGAGTGGCTTTTAACATTAGTTGTTTAACTCATAGTATTCAATATCAATCTTAGGAAGAGATATTTGGTTACCTAAAACACTTGTGTATGAATAGTTACCATCACAAGTGCCCCAGAAAGTGATTACATCGTCCTCAAGCAGCTTGTCAGCACCCTCAGGAATAGTAACAGTTGCATATATAGTGTCTGTCCACATAACATCATCTATATATTCAAACTCTTCCTTAGTTACATTAATTCTTAAGTCTACTGTGTCAAACCAACCCTCTTGTACCTGAATAACCTGTCCTGTAAACTTATAATTGTTGCCTTTGTATTTATCGGGATTTCTTGATAAATCTTCAAAAGATATAGTAGAACAGCTATCCTTGAACTCCTGTTCAGTCTGTGCAGGGTCTTTTGTAGGTTCCTGTGTTGTTGGCTCTTCAGTTGTCGGTTCTTCGGTTGTTTCTTCCTCTGTTGCCGGCTCAACTGTTGTTTCGGCATTTGCGCTTGTATAGCTTTGTGTACTTCCTGTATTTTCTTTTTGTGTCTTTTTAGAATTACTGCCCCCGTTTATTGCACCGTTAATACATCCAATCAGAATAACCGCAACAACAATAATAACCCAAAAATACCACTGCTTATAGAACTCCTTTTTCGGCTTTTTCGGCTGTGGTATAGGTGGTGTTGGCTGTGCTTGCCATTGTTGAGTTGGCGGCATTTGCCGTTGAGTTGATGTTTGCTGATTATTCAGCTGTGTTTGCTCAGCTGGAGTCAAGGGGCAACCGCAGGCATCGCAAAATTTTGTGTTTTCTTTCAATTCTTTTCCACATTGTGGGCATTTCATAAAAATCTCTCCTTTTATAATAAAATGTTACTTTATTTCACATTTTCTTTATATTACCAAAAATATACATAAAAGTCAAGAATTTTATTAAAATAAACAAAATTGTATGCAATATTTACATATTTGCAAATATCATTTCAAAGTCGTGCAAGGCGGTATTGATGTTCTCTTGTGTGCGCTGTTTTGCTGTGCGTGAACGCCACTTGTTGCGTATTTTATGTTGAGATGATGTAAAGTTCTTCAAAACATTTTCATCGTTTTCAAGGCGAATTTGAGCCGTTCTTGCAAGAGGCGTGTCAGCTCCCAAGCCACACAGCAGAGAGCTGAACTCCGCCCAAGTCATCTTTTTAAAATCTTCGGAGTAAATGCTCACCCCGTACTCTGACTTAAAACTCGATACGATTAAATCGAAATCATCTATTAAGTCGTAGCCGGGGTCTGAATTTCCCCCTCGCTGTCCTCGTCAGCAATAAGCTCCGTTGCTGTTCTGATGAGCGTTGAGAGGTCGGCAAACGAGAGATGAAGTTTTGCAATCTTTTCTCTGTTCTCCTTATCAAAAAGAAGCTCAAGAGCCGATAAGATGTCCGATGTTTTTACGCCGTCCTCGCTGTCAAAAAGCGCAACAGTCTTAATGAAAGAAATTGCGTCGTTGTTGACCTCAATTTCTGTGCCTTTGATAACAAGTTTTGGCTTTTCGTCAAAATTAAGTTTGTTTGTAATATCAATAATTTTTGACATTCTTTATACCTCCTTAGGCTGCAGGTGTGTATTCGGGCTTGCCGTTTGACATAACCTCAAATTCAAGAGGTGCAACACCTGTGCTTGTGCCTGCACCGTTTGCTGTTACAGAGATAACCGCATTCTTGAAGAGTACGCTTGCACCGTTCGGGAAAGTCCACTTAAACGGAAGCTGTACGGCTGTGCCGTTCTTAAACGCAAGCTCTGCGATTTCATCGTTGCCTGCGTCACCGATTGTACGCTTGCCCTTTACAGAGATTGTAACGCTCTTGGCTGTCATAAGTCTTGACTTCCAACCCTCGTTCTCAAACGCTGTCCATTCCTCAACGCCGTTGTCAAATGCCACCGAAAACTCATCACAATTTGCGATTGGAGTTGTGGCTGTGTCTGTGCCCGATTTACCGATTGCAAACTGATTTTCGTAGCAAGGATAAACTCCGCTTTTTACTGCCATAATATCATTTCCTTTCATAGTAAAATTTAACTTCAATGACCTGCTCATATATGCCCTTGTCATCTGTACCCACATCAATAGGCTCAGGGGTGAGTAGCTCGATTATATAAATTGTGTGTTCGTTGATTTTAACATTCTTAATGCTGTATAGTGTTTCAAACAGCTTGCGTGCCGCTTGCTCCGTTTCCTTTGCGTTGTTGTTCCAATGCAGGAGCAAGGACACACACATTGTGCTGTATGTGCTCTCATCACCTATTGCCCTTGCAGGAGCGCCCGACTGCTTGAGAGAGTACACGCCGATTGACTTATCCTGTTTGTTGTCGAGCTTGCCAATGTAGTAATGCTCAGCATTTGTTACACTTTTCAGCCAATCTCTGACGTCTGATAAATAAATCAAAGTCCTGCCTCCTGTTTGTAAAATCGTGCAAATGCCTTTTGACAAAAGTTTTGTCGTGTACCGCCCTTGAGCCAAGGAATGAGCCACTTACCTCCTGCCGCTATGTTTTCATCTCTGCTGAAATTATATTCAGGGTGAAAATACAACCGTCTGGCATACGGCGTACTTGATACGATTTTTGTTTCCCCATTCGCAAGGTTTGAGTAGTCGGCAAATGTGCTTTCGTTCTGCAAATTACCTGTATCAAACGGCATTACTTGCGTGTTTTTAATCTGCGTAAGCAATGCGTCTGTGGTATTGCGCAATGCCGTTTGCTGTGCTGTATCAAGCTGTTTTAGTACAGGCAAATTCAGCTTGATTTTTGATGTTACAGAAAAGCTCATTAAATCACATCCAATTCCGTATAATTCACTGTACCGTCAGGGTTGCGGTGTTTAATGCCTTGTACGATGTTACGCTTTACTCCGTCAAGCACTACAAAGCCTGCGCTCAAAGTCGAGGTGTCGGGAGCAATGTCACCGTCAAAAAGCAGCACTGCAGACACCTGCACGATTTTCTGTTCTTTTGTGTATATGGTCTTTGCTTTTGACTGCATATTGCAATGAGCATTACCCGCAAACAAATTAGTGTTCGGCAATAAGGTGTCTGACGGGTATATTTCTCCGCAGCGAAAGGCAACAACAGGAGAGCCGTCCTCGGAAACACTCTCATCGTAGATTGTGACCTCGACAGGAGTTTTACAGAACTGCTTTTTTACAAGTGACGGAAACTTCAAAACATATCACCTCATATTGCAGGATAACAAAGCCCTGTTGATTTAAGCAGAGAGTAGAGGTCCGCAGGAATTGCCACACCGCTTATGCACATCAAATTCCAACTTGCGCCAAACTCCATACCCACACCGTTGATGTTGTAATTTTTCAGATAGGAAGAAATCATATCGGCATTTTCTTCTTCAAAAGCAGTAAGTCTGCTATGCACTCTGCTGATGATTCTCTTCTGCATTTCCGAAAGTTTTTCAAAATTAATGCGGTTAAAGGTCAGAATGTCGATGTGAGCGGCGGAGATAATGCTGTTTTCATCTCCGCCCTGCTGTTCAATGTAATCCGCAAACATAGATTTATTCCTTTGTGTCTGATTTGATATTCTCTTTAAGCTTTTTGTTTTCGGCTTTGAGCTTTGAATTTTCTTTCTTCAAAGTATTGTAATCATCAACAGAAATTTTCTTGCCTAAGCCGTATTCTTTGATTTCACCATTGTCGTCCTGAATATCATAACCACGAGATACATAAGTCTTAGCTTCCTCATCTGTATTGACTGTATATGACTTATTGTCTTTAATTGCTTTCATTTTTGCTCACCTCGCTTTAAGCCTCTGCGTGAATGATTACGCCCTGCTTCATAAGTTCATCAATTGCAAAAGTACCATTGACTTTTCTGTTCTGATATATATAATTATCAGCTGTTCGGCTGTCAGAACGCGGAGTATAGACATTGATATATGAATACTTAACTCTTGATACCTGTGCTTCCGGGTCAATAAGAATATAGTCAATCTGCTTAGCTGAACTGTCAGCAACACAACCGTTTGTAAAATCAAACAAAGACTTCATTCTTGAGCTTGGCACTTCTACAATCTTATCAATATCATCAACGGAACGAACACGGCGGTCAATGCCCTTTGCGGAACTGATTTCAAGTGTTCTCTGAATACCCTCTGCATTCTTCAAAAGCTTTTTGTACTGTGGTGTCGCATAAAGAATAACCCTGTCGAGCGGTACACCCGCTTCGGCAAAAGCCTCAAGGTTATCATCAAAATCTGCAAGCACATTCGCCGCAGTTAATGCAGTAGTTTTTACTGTTGCACCAACTCGCTTAGCTTCTGTATAAATCTTGCTGTAAGTATAACAGTCGAGTTCAGGTATAGCCTGTGTTTTTTCAAAGCGTGTCTGAATATTTGCGATAGTTACTACCATATTTGTTTCGTCAACATCAATAGGGTCGATAGCAAACTCAATATCTCTGTCGTGGTCAAGGGTTTTGGTTTCGTAACCATTTGAATATGTACCCGAATTAAAACCGCCTGCACCTCGTGTATGGTCTTTATAACCGCTGACCGAGAGTTTCGGGATTTTAACATCCTTACCGTTGATAATCTGAATGTCAGAGTTTGAGTGGTAAAGGTCATCACAAGTAAGGGCTTGACCGTACAATTCTCTTAAAACATTACTGAAAATAGTTGCGTATTCTAATACTGCCATAATTATTTACCTCTTTTCTTACTTTTTCGATTTGATGCCGAAAATTCCTCTTAAGGCATCTTCTGTTAAATTTTTGTTGCCGTTACCGTCACCGCCGATTTTCTGAACACCGCCAGCGTTTTCGCTTGCTTTTGCTTTGAGTGCAGGAATATCGTCAAGCACTTTCTTAACCGCCTCGGTCAGCTTTTCTGTGTTGATTTTGCCGTCTGCCGTTACAGCCGAAAAATCTGCCATTTTAAGCACATACGGAATACTTGCAATATCTACACCCTGTTTTACGGCTTCGAGAGTTGCCGACTGATTGACTTCTGCCGTGAGCTTTGCGTTGTTTGCGGATTCAACTTCCGACTGCATTTTCGCAATGTCGGGTGTGTTCTTGGCTTTCTGCTCCTTAAAAGCACCGATTGCCTGTTTCATCTCATCTGCTGACAATCCCTGCTCCTTGAAGTATGACTTTAAAACCGTGTCCTCTGTCACGCTCTGCTTGCCGTTAATAAGACTTGCAAGCTTGTCATAATCGAATGCAGGTGCAGGGTTGCCCTGCGGTGTCGGCTGTGTTTCGTTTGGGTTAGGTGTTGGGTTATTTTCTGCCATATTTTATCAATCCTTTCAGTTATCGGGTGTCTCCCGTAATCAGTTTATAGAGTGTCTCTCTGTTTCAGTTTTGCACGGTGTCTCCCGTAGTTTAGCGTCTTCGGACAATAAAAAAGCACCTGTGCAGTCACTCACAAGTGCGTTTTAAGCTGTTTTTGTTGTCTTTCTTTTCGGCTTTTCCGTAGCGTTTTGCTTAACCTCCGCCGCAAAGCCGCCGTCAATGAGCTGCTTTGCTCTCTGCTCGGAGCACTCAAAAACTTCATTAATCGGTCTGTTAATAAACCCCTCAGTTTTATCGTTGAACGATGTAATTACTCTTACTTTCATTTTGTCACCGCCTTTCTAACCGGTCGAAATCGACGGGTTTAAATACAAAAAAGCACTCTGATTTCTCAAAGTGCTGATTTGATGTATTAAGTTTTATCTTGGCAAGTTATAGGCAAGTTAAAAAGTCCGAAAACAAGCCGTTTTTACGAATTGTAACCCTTTACGGGCAAGTTAAAATAACAAAACCGCTCTTTTTAGTGTTTAATTACCCTGTTTTCAAACTTCTTGTACGCATCAAAGTACATTTCGTCTTTGTCACCGTTGTATGTACACTCATAATACATACCGTCACGGAGCGTTGTTGACAGAAGTGCTTTGCTGTTTTGCAGTGTTTTACAAGACCAAACAACGTATACGCAAAAGTCGACTTCGCCGTCTGATTTATCAAGATGTTCTGTTGTATAGTCTTTTACTGTCCTTTTTGCAAGTTTCAAAAATTCTTCATTAGTCATTTCACATTTCCTTTCGCATAAAAAAAGCACTCAATCCGATTGATTAAGTGCTAATCTCTGTATTAAATTCACGCATAACAAAACCGCCCACAAGGAGCGGTTAGTCTTGATGAAATGGGTTGTTCTTAGATTTTTCCCTACCGATTTCTCGAAATCTTTTTAAAGCCTTTTCTTTTTCTTTCTCGGTAGATTTCACACCATTTTCTTCATGTATAATGTCATACAACATTCTTTCCTCGTCAGTAAAATGCAACATCATAAATTATTCACCTACTAAATTCATTAAATCGTTAGCAACTTTGTTTTTTGAAACAGTAAAGGATTCTGCAATGATTTCAGTATATTTATGCCTATCATATCCAGCTTGTGCATATTTGGAAATCAGCGATTTCAAATCCTTGCTAATAGTTTTATCATGGATATAATCAGCTATTTTATTATCAACTAAATCTTTAGCTTCATTATACTCTATATTTTTAGCTTTTGCAAGGCTTTTGATACTGTCATAATAATATTTATGCCCTAATTCGTGAAGTAAAGGAGCGTATTCCGTTTTGTTGGCAAACATTCCTTCTTGTTTATTGATATAATCGAGTACCTTGTCAACAGTATCATACTTACTGTTAAGGTATAGTATTCCCGTTGCGTTATCATAACCGCCTATTGCATCAATGCCAAAATTATGTTTTTCAAAATCAACTACTGCGATTTGTGGCAACTCCATTCCAACAGGTAAATTATCACTAACTGTATTAAGTAATTTTTCGGTAAGTCTTACAGCTTTGTTTCTTCTTGTGTTATCCACATCTGTAATAATATCAAAACTGCTGTTTTTAACCTTTTTAACTGCAATATCTTTACCGTTAAAAGTAATACCTTTTGTATCAGCAAATTTTGGTCTAAAACTATGTGACATATAATCAACGGATTTTGCAACATTTTCAGATGAATTACTTTCTGCGTTTTTAACCTTTTCCGCCAACTTATCCGCCCTATCGTGCCACTCATTGGCTCGGGTTTGGGCAATGCGTTTATTATCCTCGTCAAGGCTGTATTTTGCCCTGCGGTCAAAGCGTTCGGCTTGCTTTTCTGCGTGCTGTTGCTGTACTTCAAGTCCTCTTTGGCGGTCAAGCTCTGCAAGCTCGTCATCGGAGAGAGGTCCGCTCAAATCGTCAAGTTCTGGGTAGTGGGTGCTTGTGCTGTCCTTACAGCGAGGGTGAAAAAGTCCCTCCGCTATGGCGGTTGAAAGCAGCGGATAATCACCGTCCGATTTTTTGCCGTTTGAATACACATCATCAATAAACACCTTGCCGATATATTTTGCACAATCAGGGCAACCGCCCCGTCTTGAGTTTACCACAACAAGCGAAAGCCCGTACTTAGCTCTTTCTTCGCCCTCGCCTCTTAGATAGGCTCTCTTGTTTGCTGTCTTGATTGCCATATCCGCATAGTCTGAAAGCGTGTGCCTTGCACCGTTCTTGTACTCCACACAATTCAGTCCTGCGTTGAGCATATCCTTACAAGCCATATCAACTGCTTTTTCGTAAGTGCCTGCACCGGTATTTGCGTACACCTGAGCGTTGAAAATTGCCTTGCGGTACTTGTCATTGCTCATACGCAAAACCGCCGTTTCTGCCCTCTTTAAATCGTCTGTGGTCGATTTTACAAGAGCATTGAGCTTACAGTTATTGACCTTAAAAAACTCGCCTGTGCTCGCTCCTGTGGGCATATGCGGTGTAAAGCCGTTCTTAATAGCCTCGAGGATTTTCACTTCCTGTTCTGCGTTGCCGTCGGCTCTTGCGGTGTGTATCATTTCTTCAACCTTGCTGTTAATGCTCTTGAACTGCTTGCTAAATTTTTGGGCGTTCGTTTTGCGGTACTCCTCAAGCGCCTTTAGTTGTTCTGCCTGCCATTGGGTCCAATTATAGCCCTCTTTGGTTTCCTCTGCTCTGTGTCGGCTGAAATTGCGCATCATACTGTCAATAAGTTCATTTTCGATTTCTTCAAAGGCTTTTCCGATATCGTAATCACTCATCTGTCAGTCCTGCCAAATCGTCGAATGACGATGTTTCTTCCTCACTTGCTATGCCCTGTTCTTCTTTTATTCTCTGTACCTCTTCGGCTTTCCAATCGTCCGACTTACTGTCGCCGTACAATTCCTCGACCGAGGTTTTAACCGACATCAAACCGCCCTGTCTTGCTTTTGACACGGTTTCAACCTGACTTTCAAAGCTCGGGTTCGCATATTCGCCGAAGTTTACGGATACCTCTATTCCGTCAACAATTCCCTTGCCGTTAAGCTCACTGTCTGCATTGAGTACAACTTCAACAAGGCTCTGCATAGCGTTCTCGGTGAGCTCAACAAGGTTCTGTCTTGTATACAGAGTTGTTTTCTCTTTTTCTCTCTGTGCCTCGGCATTATCGAGTTTCTTTGTATCAATGCCTAATGTGCTTGGTGAAATTACGCCCTGCAAACAAAGGTCAAGTGCGGTGATGTATGAGCTTAAATAGCTTTCGTGCTGAATCTGCGGACTTTCGGTATAAATCCTGTTGCCGTTGCCATTTTCGCTTGTGTCTGTGTTTACCTCAATAAATCTATTATCAAACGGGTTCGGCGCCATCGGCTGACAGGTTTCGGCATTGTATGGAATAAGGCAATTAGGTATGTACTGCTTTGGCCTGCAAGCTCTTAAAGCGTCCATCCACTGCGACCACGCCTCGTCTAAGCTGTCAAAAGCGTCTGCCTTTGCTCCGATAATACCCGCACCCCTGCCCTTGTGACACGATTTGCCGTAAATAACCGGTACTGCCCACATATACGATGTGTCAAAGGTTACACCGTTGCTGTCTATCCAATCAAGTGCCTTAACTGTGTGTAAATCGACCTCTCTGCCGTTATCATCATACAAAGCATAACGAATATAGCCGTAACCGTATGTTTCCTCAAAACGGAAATGTCGGTGATTTTGCGTGTAATCGGTATAAAACTTAACCTCTCTGATTCTGCCGCGCACATAAGTAAAGTCAATATTTTCGGCAGGATACCATTCGATAATCGGAACATCTGATACAGCCGTGTCAAAGCTGATTTTTAATGCACCGTCACCCACAACACAAAGGTCAAGGAGCATTTGCTTTATTACACCTGCGAGTTTGTTTTCTTTCTCTATCTCCGCCCACCGTTCGGCATAAGCTGTCGTATTTTTGCTTGTAACCTCTGTACCGTTGTAGTCTGCAATCACAATATTGGCGAGTGTATCACAAATGAGAGCGGGCAAGCCTGTGTGGATTTTTCGTATTTTCAGCCCCTGCGTACACTCGGCAGACCAAAAGCGTGTTTTGTCGCTGTCAAGCTGTGTATAAAGCTGTGAAAGCTGTCTGCTGCTGCCCCAATACCAAATGCGGTTGGTAAAGCATTCGGTTTGATGATTGCTCGTTTCGTCAACGGTTATCGTCCTGTCGGGCGCTTTAGTGATATGTAAAAAATTTCTTAGTCCTGTTCTGATTGTATCAGCCATTCTGTTTATCAGCCCCATTTATTTCACTTCCAATAATATTTTTCCAATAATATTTTTAAACGGCAGCCACGCATACTGCCCACTGTTTATACAATGGTCGTGACCGTCCTCGGGTGTATTGTCTTTATCTTCTCGCCAGCTGTAAATTTCAAACTCGGCAATTGTATTCTTGCAATGCTCAAGAACAAAATAACAGTTGATGGCAAGCCAGCCGAGTACGAGATTGATACGGTCGATATTCTTGGTTTTCTTCCATGCATTTACGAAATCATAAATGCAGCCGTGCTGTCGCTTGTACTTTTGATATTCTGTAATCGTTGCTTGGTCCGCATTATCAATAAAAGCAGTTCTCGCAAAGCCCCATTCCTCTCGGTTGCGGTCAAGAAAATCAATGAAATTTCGTACCGTATCACTCGGTGCAATCGGAGCTTGAAGTTCGGCATTGTTATACACCCTCTCGTCAAGCTGAATACACTTGCCCTTGTTTGTAATACCGAAAAAGGTCATTGCGATTGTGTCGGGTGACTTCTGCGAATATGCGGTGTCAAGTCCTGCCGTAAACTGAATAAAATGCTCGCTTTTACGGTCGGAGTTTAAAAACCGCTTTGCCCATTCTTTTGTTTTTATGTGCCTTGCCCTCTCAAAGTTTGAGAATACAAGCCCTGTTGCCCTGCCTCGCAATCCTAAGATTTTGTTTTTATAAAGCTTTGTTCCTTTTGGAGCAGAGGCTTTTTTCTTTTCAACCTGTTCGGGTGTAAGGCTTAAATTATCGGTAAAAGAAAAGAACCAGTACCGCCAATCCGGCACAGGTTCTTCGTTAAGTTCCGCCATAATCTCGGGCGGAACATCTTTTGCGTATTTTTTAAACGGTCTTGAACGGTTTACAAATTCCTTGTAAACCGGCAAAGACGGGTCATCGGGGTTAAGTGTTGCAAGCAAATAGTCATTACGGGTTGACATCTCTCGGATAAACTCAATATCGGCGGTGTTTATCTCATCAATATACACACAGCCGAACTGTGCACCGAGTACCATTTCCCATTTATCTCGACTGCTGTAACCGAGAACATAGATAATTTTGCCCTCAAACTTGATATGCGGGAGCTTGTAGTCCTTGTCGCCGTTGCCACAGTAAATTGCGTTACGGTGCAGGTCGAGAATACCGTTATCCTGCTGAATAATGGTTTCTTCGGCTTTACCCGTTGTCTTGGCGGCAATGGCATGTATCTTTTTGGAACTTTGCGACACCATTCGCATAAACTTTACACCGGCACCGACCGTTGTCTTGCCCGATGCGGTAGTGCCCTCAAGAAATTCAGCCGACACATTTGTTGTGTTTATGAAGTCAATGTACTTTTGCGACAAAGGAAAGCTACTCACTCAATCCCTCACCGCCTAACTGTCTGAACACATCAGAGAGCTTTTCGGATTGCTCAACCTTTGCGTCAACCTTGACAATGTATTCACCCGTCATTTTGTTGAGTGTATCAATCGCACGAATACGGTCTGACGGGTCCTGCTCGGCACTCTTTGCAATGTCAGAGAGAGCAACCTGCCTGTCCTTAGCACTCATAATGCGTTCATCTTTGAGCTTGTCGGATAACTCTTTGATGTATTTTGAAACTCCAACATTCTCCAACAATTCATACGCTCTTGCGTTTGCGTAATTTTCTGAATATCCTGCCTGTATCGCACTCTGAACGGTGTTACCGCTCTGCGCATAATATTCCGCAAACTTCCTCTGTCTTGCATTTAATTTGTCTTTCACGGTATCACCGCCCTTTCGATTTTTCGATACAGCAAAACCGCCCTCAAGTGAGAGCGGTCTGCCGTTGTCTTGAAAAAAACTATAAAATGGCTTTTATTATCGATTTCTTCATTTTATATTATATCACCCCTATTCGGGACATCGGGACAAATTCACCAATGATGACGGTAACACATTTTCTTTATGCTGTCGATAGTGCTACTACCGCCTACCTTGGTTAAAATCTTCGCCCAGCTGTAATGCAATGCCAATCGCATAAACAAGCAATTCTCCACAAAGTCATCTCGTGACAGGCTGTTAAGTGCTGCGTTTCGGCGGATTTCAAGGTTTTGTATCTCCCTCTGAATATCTGCAATCAGCACCACCGCATTGCCGACCTTGTCAGATGTTTGACCTGCACTCGGTAAATCCGACAGTTTAGGAGATGTATTGTCAGCCTCGGCAGAAATGCGTACTATCTTAGCTTTTAACCTCGTAATTTCTCGGTTTATGTCTTTGATTTCTTTTGCGGTCATTCTTTTGCCTCACTTTCAAGCCAATGTTTTTTGCAATCAATGCAGTTACCGTGGAATTTATTACAATATTCCATCGGAACATGACCGACACACCCGAGCAAAGTAATATCACCTTGAACCATTTCGTCAATCGACATCTGTTTGATTTTCTCGTAATTAGTCATTGTGTTTACACCTCACTTTAACAATTCGTCTGTTGTAATGTTAAATAAATCTGATATAGCTATTATGGTTTTGATATTAGGCTCATTCTTTCCAATTTCATAGTTTGAAATACTTGTCCTGCTCAAATAGAGCTTTTCGCCCAACTCATCTTGCGTTAATCCATTTTCAATTCTTAACGCTTTTAGCTTTTTGGGAAATGCCATTACTCCTCACCTTACCAATCATTTTCTCCGTCTATTGTTAGCTGCCCTGGCAGAACATTGTCCTCCATCCACCAGTGATACACATCTATTCCTGATTGCCACATATTAGTTGTTAATCCTGCTTGCTTGCGAACTTCTAACATTCTGTCAAACGCTCTGATATACAAATTTCTGTATTTAGGATACAGTGCAAATTCTTTGTATCTTCCTTTTCCTGCCATAGGGCAGCCAACGCAACCTACTCTGTGAAAGCCACACTTATACAAAGGATTTAAATTTATATGTTCTTCTTTGATATAGTCTTTTACATCGTCATTTGACCAATCACATATGACATTGAATACCGTTTTCCCTTGTAGTTGACAATGCTCAACGATTTTTCTCTTTTCGTCATTATCGTTGTTAATGATAATTCTCTTTGAGGTGTCTTTACTCCAAGTCTGAATAATTCCGCTTTTAGCTCTGTTGGTGCTTTCCGCTCTTCTTACGCCTGTCACAATCGCTCTGTCGTGTCCTGCTGTTTCTTTCAGTATTGCACAACAATATCGTGCAATGCGAGTGGGTGGGGTTTTCTTAGCCGGAATCAAGCTCCACATACTGACAGATTTACCTTTGAAAGTTGGCATTTGCGTTGTACACTTAATTCCTTTAGACTCCAGCTCTTTGAACTTTCGGCGAATGTGATAAACGGTTTCGGGCGCATCGGCAGTTGTATGACTATGTGAAACCTCAAAATCTATACCTGACTTAAGCGCAAGGTCTAAAATTATTTCGCTATCTTTGCCGCCGGAATAGCATAGTAGCAAAGGCTTATTATAATAATATTTGCTTATTTCGGCACCTTCGCGTAGTCGCATTATAGCAACCTTTTCTAAGTCCATTACTTTTCACTCTCCTCAATCGGCTGATTCCACGCTCTTACGGCATCCTCTGCTGAATTCCAATACGCCGTTTCAGTCGCACAAAATAAATAACATTTGTATTCGTGCATACAATCCTTACAACTTGCCATTGTCAGCTCTCCTGTTCCAAGCCTTAACGGCTTGTTTCCGTGCTAAGTCATAGCCATTTTTTTCAAATCTGTATGTTGCAAAATTTATCCTTGATATACCAACAACGCTTGCGGAACAATTTTTACAAATTACTAATGCTTCAAAAGTTCCAAATGTTGTAGGTTTGCCCTCTTTCAAAAACGCTTCACCACCGCAAAACGGACAAGGCTTTAATTCTTTTTCAACCATTCTGATACCTCCGTTAAATTAATTCGGGGGTATCGTGAATATTTCCGATTACTTCAATCCCCTGACTATAAAAATTTCTACCTAACCCAAGTATCGAATTATCAAAGGTTATATAAAACTCTGTTTCTTCATTAGAATATTTAACTACACCATAGCTTTCATCTTCACCTCGTATATCAAAATCAACAATATCCCCCTCAAAAATTTTCTTACCGTTCTTGTCGGTCAAGCCTGTGTACTGTCCGACTGTTTCGGAAATAACATCTAAAAATACAGGGCTTCCCATATTACCCAGTGTAGGCACTTGTCCAAAATGTTTGTCATATACAAGAATGTAGGGAAAATTTTTATAACAATATTTTTCAGATTGTTCGTCATAAATTCGTAATCTGTGAGTTTTATTATCATAATAAAAACCCTCTACCCAGTTTAGAGGTATAATTCGATTATTTTTAAACTCAAATTGCTTACCTCTGAATAATATTTCTCTCATTGTTTTCACTCCTATTAAATATGATTTCGTAAACAACTTCGTTATGGTATTTCCCACATCTATCCTTAAAAAAGTCTGTAAACACAAACTTTTTGCCGTTATAGTGTTTACAATAGTTATCATAATGCCCCTCAACAGGGTTTCCTTGAACCATTCTCCACTCCATTCGGTGAATATGGTAGTCATTGATTATCTTTTTTAGTTCCTTGTAAACATCAAATCCAATCGTGGTATTATTCCTATCAAAAGCGAACAATCCAAAGTTATAAACACAAGAAGAATACCAATCAATAGAATATGCAAAATACCCTATTAGCTTGTTGTCCTCACCGATAATAGCGTATTGATAGACATTTCCGCTGCTATTTTCTTCGATTTTAGGCAATTCATTGCCCAAACACCCCATATAAAAAAGCATATTGTCGTTATAGCTATATTCTAATAGCTTTGCAAATATTTCATCTCTGTATAATATTGCAGGTTTAAGCATTGTTTTTACTCCTTTAAAGTTCCGTCTTTTGTAAAAGTGCGTCCACATTCGCCACATTTTACACATACCGCTCCATAACTATCTGGGTTTCTACATTTATCGCTTACTGAATAATCAACAAGCAAACTTTTTACATTGTTATTTTTTTCAAATTCTTCAAGCTCCTTTTCTTGACGGGATAGCTTTTCACGCTCGAAATCTATTACTTTTTCCAACTTCTTTTTTTCAAAGTAAAATATTACAGGTTCGTCCATTTCTTTAATTAAGCCGTATTTCTTCGCCAATCGAAAAATAAAAACCTTTTCCAACCTTGAAAGCAATTTGCCTAACTGCTTTCTAAAATCTTCAACTGTCATTGTTGACTTGTAAAAATTACACATTCTGCAAGCGGGATTGTAATTTTCAATATCATTTGCACCGTCATACCAATACACGCTCTGTATATGGTCAACTTGCATTTCCTTTAACGCAAGTTCACAACCACAATAAGCACAATGACCGTTGTATTTTTCGTAAACTTTTAGTCTTGTAGATTTTGATATATGCTTTCTTGTCGGCAATCTATATCACACTCCTTTTTGATTTAATATCGCATATTTTCTCTCTGCTTGCTTAATTCTCGCAGCTCTGCAGTCCTTGCAAATGTCATTACTTTTTCGTTCATAAAAGGTAATTCCACATCTTTTGCAGAATTGTGGTTCTATTCTATTAAATGATGTGCAGCTCTCGCAGTCTTTTTCGTTTGCCGTACAGCCGTTTATGTTATCCCAATAGGTACAATAATCTTTTTGCCAAAATTCAGCGTACTCACTCTCAACATTTGAGTTCTCTTTCGCAACACATTTAATTTCACCTGCAAGCATAGATAACAAGACTTTTATCTTCTCCTTGTCCTCTTCAGACATAAACCTCTTGTATTTAATCGTCCTGTCCGGAAGATTATCGCCAAACTGACCATTGCCAATGTATGCTCTTACCTTATCAAGCCTTTCAGTCAAGTAATAGTCAAATACTCGACCTCTGATAGCTTTAACAGATTTGCCAAGCACATCTGACATTTCTTCATACTTATAGCCTGATTTAATCATTTCACCAAGCTTCTTAAATTCTTCAGCCGTCCACTTTATGTGATTATTTGCCTTAACTGGTCGCTCCTTAATATCAATGTCTAATATTCTTCTCTGTATTGCTCCTTCCGTTCTATTAAGCAGTATCGATAATTCTCTATAGCTATATTTATGTTCAGCAAGAAATTTCTTAAGTCGCTCATCTTCAACAGTAGTCCAAGGTGATGTAATAAATTTATAGCTGTGCCTTATATCAGTTCTTCGCTTTTTATCAACCCAATCAGGTTCTACACCAAGATAATACTTTTCAAATTTGGAGAAATTCAAAAAGCTCTGATTCTTGTATGCCCATTCCCAAAATTCATCAATATAAACTACCTCAAACTTTTCTTTCTGCCTGCAAATCGTATGTAAAGGAAGGCCTCTATTTTGTGCCCAAGAAATTTTGATGTAACCTCCGCTACTTTGATTACCATAAACAGCTTCGCTCAAATATGATAAAGTTACATATCTTTCTCCACAGCTTAGAAAAGCTCCAAGCTTTAATTTATTAACTTTGTTAAGTACCGAATAAACAGAGCGTGATAAATGTTTTGTAATGTTTTTTACACTAACATTTCCCCACACATTCCGTAAGTAATCAACCTCTTCCTGCGTCCAGTTCCTTCTCATTTTTTACCTGCCTTTTTCTTTTTTCCTGCTTTCTCGCTGTCCCACACGCTGTCTACATAATCGTCACTAAGTGTACTTTTGTAATTCACAGAGTTAAGATGTTTTTGTATGTGCTCGTTATAACGACCGCTTGCTTTTGCTTCATTTAATATGCTTTGAACATCCTCTTTGCTTCTGTTCAAATCCGTTGCAATGCGTGATATCGAATCACCTCTGTATGTATATAAACATATTAAAAATTCTGTATCGGTTGTCTGTGGTCTGTTTAACTGCTCTTTTCTGTGTAGCGCCGCCTCGGCTTTGGCTTTACTGACACAAGCTGAACAATATTTTGTTGTTTTTGCTCTTGCGGTAAATTTATTACCGCATATTTGACATATAGCTGAATACATTTATTTCATCTCCTCCAAATCTTCAAGTCTGCAATACAACAATGCAGAATTAGCGTTTAAATCCTTTATTTCAGCCTGATAATAAAATTGACCTGTTGTGCCTCGTCTGATGATACAGCCTGTCAAAATGTATTCTGTACCGTTGTAAAGCACCTTTCGCCCAAGACTGCGTTTAACTTTCGAGATATTCATAGCTTATCAATCCTTATGTAAATGCCTGGTACATCTGCCCAAAACTTTTCGCATATCTCACTTGCGACAAGTGCGTCATCTGTCCAAAATCCGCAGAGCGTCATACAGTCCTTGAGCATTTTTTGTAGGTTATCTGTGTCAGGCTTTGTAATACGATACTCACCGTCTTTGTGTCTGCCTTTTGGAAAAAGCCAGCTTACCCTCAGCCTTACACCGCTATCATATGGCTTTGGCGGTCTATGCTGTTTTAGATGAGCTACAAGCAAAGCCTTTGCCGATTTTATTCTCGGTGAATCATAAAATATCGGCTTGCCCTTAACGGTCCTCACTCTGCGTTCTTGAGCCGTTACAGTCGGCACTTTTTCCATTTTCATAAAAAATTCTGTTACTGATTTATCCATAGTAAAACCTCTGATTTTTGCTTTTATCCTTTGAAATGTAAATCTTATGCGTTCTTGTCATTTCGGCTATGCGGCTGCCTAATGCCTCGTCAATTGCCGCAATTTCGTTTATGGAAAGCTCGGAGCTTATCACTGTTGGCAGCTGCTCGTTGTAGCGGTGGTTTATGATTTTAAAGGTTGTATTCACATCGGCATTGCTTATTCCCTCGCCGCTGCGTGTTTTGAAAAAATCGTCAATATACAGCACACCGGCATTTTTTACATTGCTCATAAGTTTTTCGTACTGCTCAGCGTTTGTTACTGCTTGCTTAATAGCCGTTATGTCATCGCCCCAAAGCATATACCTTGCGGATCTGCCCTGCTTTAACAGCGAACCGATTATTGCTGTACAAATATGCGTTTTACCGCAGCCCGACTGACCGCCGATGTAAAACCAATCAATCGGCTTTTTGGCGTAGTCAACAGCACATTTCTTTATGTAACCTTGCCAATCATTTTTTACAAGATATGTGTCAAAGTTATATCTCTCAATAAGCTTTGAAAGTCCGCTTTTCTTAATTCTTCTAATCTCTGCTCTTACCTTTAAGCACTCGCACGGTTGGCTAACAACCTCAAAAGTTTCAGTGCCACAGAAATCTCTTTTTATTGCACGATATACAGCGCCTTTGTTTTTGCAGAGTTTGCAATCGTAATCTGATAACTTTCCCTGTTGAGCATTGAGAATATCCGCCTCTCGCTGTGCCTTTTCCTCTGCCGTAAGCTTAGAGTACAACCTCGCCTGTGTTAAACGCTCCTGTGCTCCGTCTTTTGACAGGTACTTTTGAATTATTTTTTCGTACGCCGTCAAATTCCTCACTCCTTTTTCTTAACCAACGGTTTATATAATTCTCGATATCATCAAGCGATTTTCTGTTATCGGGGTGCAGTTCAAAATACTTTGACATCTTAACAAGTTCGTTTTCAACATCAATCAAAGAATAATTAATTTTTAAATTATCAAGTTCTAAATTTGTCACATGATAATAGCTTTCGTCTTGCAACAGTAAAGAAATGAAAATGTCTTTGTTCTTTTCTTTTTCTTTTCTTTTATTTACTTTTATTTTATTTTCTTTTATTTGTGGCATATTTGTTGCAGAAACTTCGGTTTCTGTTGCAATAACCTTAGTTTCTGTTGCAGAAACTCCGTTTTTGGGTGCATTTATTAAAGCCGCCTCGCAATTTTCTTTTCCAAGCAGCCAAAATTTAGATTTATCAACCTTGTTCCTAACAGTCACTGAAGCGTAGCGTCGCTGAATTCCGACAGAGGTCATAACATTTTGCCGCAGGAGGTCTTTGTCAAATAAGCCTATATCCGCACAATAATCTATAACTTGTCCCACAAGGTTTTTGTTTTTAACCCATTTAGCACCAATGTCCCTGCACAAAGTCAAACACACCTGTTGTAAAGGCACATCAAGAAAATACCCGTTTTCGTAAATATACTGCAAACAGAAGTCGTATATCGTGTATCCCAACGGCCCGTATTGATTTAACAGATCCATTATTTTAAAATCGTTTCTCCTGTTTGTGTCTGACGGGTAATAGTCCAAGCCTTTCTTAGCCGGTCTCGCCATAGACATCAATCCTATTCAATTTAATCTTCGTGAGCGTGCATATAAATAAACGAGCTTTGCTCACACATATTTTTATAAAGCCATTCGTCTGCCTGCTGTTTCGATAAATGAGTTCTAAGTACTCTGTCCTCGTACATATAGCCGCCGCAGGCTGTTTTTTCTTTCATTCGTTTTATAATTTCGTCTTTATCGTAATTAGCCTCTATTAAATAGAGTTCGTAGCCCTTAGCTCTGATATGCTCAAGGCTGTTTGTATCTGTAGCGTAAATCACTCTGAATGTATCGCCATAGTTTGATTTAATAAAAATCTTCCACGCACAATTTGGCACATCATGTATGAGCATTTCGTTTTCAAATGTAACAGCTCCTATTTGGTACCATTTTCGTGGTTCTGTAATAAAAGAGCTTTTAAAAATAAAATCCGAACAGTCTTTATACAACGCGCCTGCAAGGTAGCCGTTATATATCACCTTAATACTCGGGTGCTCTGTGCAAAGCCTGCGTAATGTGCTTGTGTTTAAGTGGTCGCTGTGCCGATGCGTAAGAAAAATATATTTTATCTTATCAGCATAAGCCGACATACGGCAGTAAGGCACACCGCAGTCAATCAAGATCTGATTATCAAGCAAAACCGCATTGCCTTTACTGCCGGTCGAAATGATTTTTAAATCAATCATTCTGCAAGGTCGTCAATCGAAAACGGCTCACTCTCTGACTGTACCGGTATAGCTGGTGGTTCTTCCTCAAACGGCGGTATATCGTCAAAATTTGGCTCTGTATCGTATTCCTCACTCACCTCATAATCAACGCTGCCGTCGCTGTTAATTGCGTGTGTGTCAGCCTCAAAAGCATTTTGCATTTCCACGCTCATTACACCCCACTTTGAAATAAGCTGTCTGAGCATTGTTTTCTTTGCCATACTGTCAAAATCTTTTGCCCAAAAGGTGTATGAAGTACCTTTGTTTACATCGTTTTTGTAACCTGCCGAGTATCTGATAGCATGCTCTTTCATCTTCTCTTTGCTCCAATAAAGAGCCTTTTCAAAGCCGTTTATATATCTGAAACAAGCGTAATATCCAATGGTTTTTGCAACCGCTCTTTCGCTTTCATCTGAAATGAGTTTTACCTCAATTTCCTCTGTAAGAGGATTCCAGCTAACAAGCTCACCCTCTTTAATTTCAACAACATTAAGTCGCTTGTACTGGCCACTACGAATAGCAAGCTGAATATAGCCACGATAGCCGAGTATGAATGTAGCTACTGTTCTGTTGTTCTTTCTGTCGTTAAACGGCACCAAGTAATACTGTCCGAGCTGTGGTGACGGTGGAAGTCCGAGGGAGTGACCGCAGAGTGCCGCAGAAAGAATAGTACCGGCATCGCACTTTTCAAGTTCCTTGTTGGTACTTACTACGGAAGTAATTGCGGCCGAGAATTTCTGAATTTCCTTAGGGCTTTTAAGTGAATTTGCAAGTGCCTGCTGAAATCCCTTCGTGCTAAGCATAGCCGAAAATTTGGGCTTTCCCTGCATTGCTGTGTTGCTTGATTTTGTCATATTATAATTACTCATATTTTAAACCTCTTTCATTGATTAACTGTTTTACCGCCAAGGCAAAGTCTTTAAGCTGTGTTTTTGTTCCGTAAACCGTAAAGCTAAGCGGATATATTTTTTCATCTGCCCTTGCAGGCTGTTCTTCTTCAAGCGGTGCGGCCACCTCGGTAGGAACATTAGCTGTAAACGGCTCATATTCCTTGATATTAATCTGCTCGTTAAGCTCCGCCTTTTTGCGTTCGAGCTGTTCGGCTTCTGCCCTTGCTCTTTCGGCTTCAATAGCCTTGTATCTTTCGGTTACGGAAGTTATTGCAGCCGATACATTCAAAGTTTGCTTGTACTCGTACAGAATTTCGTCTTTATGCTCCTGCACTGCAATGAGCTTTATGTCGTCCATAACCTTGTCAAGAAAAGCCTTGATTGTTTCTCTGAGCTTTTTAAGCGTAACCGTCATCGTAATGCTCAAGCCGACTTGCTCGTACTTTACAAAATCAATGCCGAGCGTTTGGGCGTACTCGTTAAAATACGCTTTTGATTTATCGTGCTTTTCCTGTTTAAGCCCTTGCTCGATAGCCTCAATCTTGCTCTTTAATGCTGAATCAGCTTTTTTATAAGGTGTGGAAATACACTCCTTATACACGCTTTCAAAATGCTCATACGGTGTCATTACCTCGGATTTAACGGATTTTCTCTGACTTTCAAACTCGGCAAGCTCTTTGTTGAGAGCCGAACGGATTTTTTTGATTTCTTTGTAGTTCTCATCTGTGCAAACCATTGAGCAAGCAACATTTACCTTGTGCTCAATTTCAGATTTAACAGACTCAAGTTTTTCAATAATAATCGGTATTTGCTTAACTACAATAAGTTGTGACTGTTCGTTCATCATTACCACTCCCTGCATTCTATTTTGTAGTAAGCCGTTGCACATTCACAACAGCAAAATTTGTTTTCGTTCTTATCTGTGTAATAATCGTAATCTTCTCTAAGCTCTTCACCACAATTATCACACTTCCCCATAATTTCAGGGTCCGCAGCTTCCGGCTCACAACCGCTCATAATTAAGCCACGATACAGCATTTTAACATCTCCTTTGACATATTCTCGGCTGTAACAGAAATAAGTTCATCACGCATAAGCTCAAGCATATACTTTTCTGTAAGCCTTACACCGTTGCCGTCACCAAAACGGCTTATTATGTAATTACGCTTACGCTCTGCCCTCCGTTTTACTTCCTCAAATACAGCACTGTCAATGCTTACCGCAAATGTATTGCAGAATTGATTGCAGGTAATCATCTTATCTCCCTCTTGATTTTTATTTGATTTGAGGATATAATAAAATTGATATTAATTTTATATATCCTTTTGAACCGCTGGAACTGTGCGAGAGTTTCAGTGGTTTTCTCTTTCTTCGTATTCTGCGATAACAGCTTTAAGCGTTTTTAATGTTTTGTTGAGCTCTTTTAATGTCGATGTACGGTCGAGATAAATTATATTTCTAATCTCTCTTGCATTTGTATTGTGAAAAGTCCACCCCTGTGTGTAGATATTAACATCTAACTCGCATGTATGACCGCTAAAATTAACAAATATTGTCGGCTTGCTACCAGTGCACTCACACTTTGTACTTCTGCCGTTAAATTCGAGTGCAAGTGCAATTATTTCAAGCACTTTGGATTTTACTTTTTTTGTCATCCGTTACACCTCCTTAATTTTTCGCTGCGTATTTGCAGCAGCGGATAAACTTTTTACAGTTGTTCGCCACACGCTTAATGCCTGTTGCTCTGTTGCTGAGCTTGTGCCTGTCAAGGCTTTCCTTGACTTCTGCAACATAATTCAAGATGTCTTCGAGCCTGTCCGCTGTAACGGTGTCTAAACCCTGTAAGGCAATAACCTCGCCGTCTTTAATGCAGATTTGCAGATTTTCAACTTTCACTTTATCACATCCTTTTTGCTTAGCAAGAACTCTAAAATCTTAGTTGTCTGCAAAACATCAACACCACTTGCATATGCTTTGAGCCTGTCGCAAGGGATATTGTAAGTCCACCTGCCTTTGTCGCTCTGTACTGCTGTACCAATCGGCAGTGCTTTTTGCTTTAAGCCGTCATACACGAAATTGAGAGCAACGCCGAGGAACTTCGCCGCTACAGTTGGCGGAACATCGTCATACTCCTGACCGGTCTTTGGATTGATAAGTAAAGTGTTATTCATATTACTCCCTCCTGCTCTCCTCTGTAATTTTGTCTGATACGATTTCAACCTTTTCCACATTGGCGACGCTGAGTGCCAGCTTGAGCAGTACCACATCGCCTACTGTTCGGGTAATCTGATAGCTTGTAACATACGGGATTTCTGTTCCGTCAATTTCAAGAAGAAACTTGTCCTTTGTGTCAATAAGTTTAAGTTTTGCCATTTTCTCACCTGCTTTTCGATATTTTATTGCTTTACACGACCTTAAATGCTATGATTAACTATGAAAGGAGGTGCACACTATGTCAACTTCTCATAAAGACCTCATTCTTGATAAATCAGAAGTGAGAATACTTAGGTCATTATATAAAGGTAATAAACTTTTAAAACAAGATGTTGACTATAAATTTAAAGAAAAATATTCTTTCTTGTTGCGTTATCATCTTATTGACTATTCACCCGATCCTAAATACTACTGTATTTCTAAAAAAGGGAAAATGTTTTTACTATACCGCAGAAAAGAAAAAATCCGTTTTTGGGTCCCGATAATCATTTCGGTAATAGCGTTAATATTGTCTGTAGTTTCCATATTAATGCCACCAGTGATAATAATAGAGCGGTAACCGAAATAGTCAGTGCAAGACCGCTCCTGAAACCCTCTCGGTATGCTCTCTCTATCTTGACATCATACTTGCCAAGCAGATAAAACGAATGAAGTAGCTTTTCGTCAATAACTTTGTTTAGATTATCTTCTAATTCGTCATCGGTTGGAATTTCACTTGAACAAATTGTCTCAACTTCTTCATCGTCCAAATAGTCAAGTTCATTGTAAAACATTGCTCTCACCTCGCTTTCTGCTTGCCGCTGTTAGGCAGACTTGTTTTTATCGGACAGTGTTTCACAAACGCCCTGCACATATCCATTAACGAAGTTCTGCTTGCTTTCGGGTAATCTCTTGATAAGTTCAATAAGCTGTTTTATATCAGCTCTATCTTTTGTTGCTGTTGACTTTGTTGTTGTTGACATTCTTTTCATCTCCTCCGTTTTTGTTTTACAACAATATTATAACGCATTTAAATTTGTTTGTCAACACATTTTTTAAATTATTTTTTATTTTTTGTGTTGACAACAACTTTTTAACTGATATAATAGTATTATAAAAGGAGGTGGTTAAATGACTCCTAATTCAAGGGTAAGAGAATTGCGAAAAAACTTGAAATTGTCCCAAACGAGTTTTGGAGAGAAGTTAGGCGTGAGCAAAGATGTTATAGTCAACATTGAACTTGAGCGTGTTGAACTAAAAGAATTCATGTTAAAACTCATATGTAAAACATATAATGTAAACCCTTTGTGGCTTACGGAGGGCAAAGGTGATATGTTTTTTGAGGTTGCCGATGAATTTCTTGATGATTTAGCGATTGAGTACGAATTGACAGACATAGAAAAAAAGATTGTTTCAAACTTCGTGAAACTTCCGCCTGCGGAAAGAGCGCAAGTTATTGAAACAATCAAAAAATTATTTACATAAAAAAAGAGGGTGGCTTAATCGCCACCCTTGAAGCAAACAAAACATATGTAATCATATATCCTTTTAAGTATTTTTCTATCGGTAATCTTTTCTAACATTTCTATTATGTATTGTTTGTAATTCTTCATATCCGTTTCTCCTTTCGTTTCGGCTATGTTTTAATTATAGAACACCTGTTCGACAATTGCAACCCCCAAATTTTTCCATTTTTTTCAAAGTCCAATATTCAGGACTTTGCTTTAAAGCATTACCATCCGAACATAAGCAATAAAAAAAACCGCCCTATCCTGCGCCAACAGGATAGGACGGAAACCATTACACGGGAATGCAACGGTACATTTAGTCAGCAGATATATTGTACCATGTCCTGTTAAAATTTGCAAGATTTTAACGGGATTTTTGCACCCTTTTTTTGAGGTGAAATATGAAAAAATGCATAAATAAACGGTGCAACAGAGAGTTACAAGATGATTTCATTTTTTGTCCTTACTGCGGTAAAAATCAGACCAGCAGCAAGCAAAAAGTCAGACGGCGAACAAAAGGCACAGGCAGCATTTACTTACGCAAAGATAACAAGTCTAAGCCGTATGCAGCCGCAAGCTCCGTAACGGGCAAGCAAGTTTATTTAGGTGCTTTTGCAACAAAGCGAGAGGCGGAAAATGCACTCAAAGATTATGAGTATAATCCTGTCAATGGATTTAATATGACGCTTGAGCAGTTGCACGAAAAATGGATGAAAACCAAAGCATACGCAAAACTCGGCGACAGTGTAAAGAGCAACTACGCAAGTGCCTATATAAAATTAAAGCCTTTGTATAAGCGTAAATTTCGAGATTTACGCACATCAGACTATCAGTACATAATAGACTATTACGATAACCCACACCACGAAGTTGGCGCCGGCGGTAAGCTGAAATATCTTCTGCCCAACGGCAACGGTACGTATAAAGTCACTGATAGGCCTAAAGTCTGTCAAGGCTTAGGATACTCGGCTCTACATAAGATTAAATGCTTTGTCACCAGCCTTTACCATTTTGCGATGCAAGAGGATATTGTTAATAAAGACTATGGCACATTTATAGAGCTTCCGGAATCCGAAGAGGTAAACGCTACACGCTTCACCGATGTGCAGTTAGAGTTAATACGACAAAACATAGGCAAAGTGCCTTATGCTGATTATGTCTATATAATGTGCTATCTCAATTTCAGAGTGACCGAGTTTCTTTCGCTCACTACCGAGCAGTACCATATGAGTGAACAAGGCATACCTTACTTTGTCGCAGGCATAAAGTCAGATGCCGGCAAAAATCGTATTGTTCCTATCCACCCTAAGATTTTAAAATTGGTTGAGAATTGTATAAATAATAAAGGTGAAACAATCTTCTGCCGAATGCACGAGGGTTCAGAGTTCGGCAAAGCGATGAACAAAGATTATTTCTTAAAGTATTGTTTCCGCCCTGCAATGCAAGCAATAGGCTTAGGTGATGAATACACCCCACATTCTTGCCGCAGGACCTTTTCAACTCGTATGTCAGCGGCAGGAGCAAGGGAGGAAGATATTATCGCTCTTATGGGACATACAGATTACAAGGTTGATATTGACCACTATATCATCCAAGAGGTTGACACTCTTTACAATGCAATAAAATTGCTGGCATAAAATAAGCCGTCCGATTACATTTCGGGCGGCTCTTGTTGTAGAAAATCTGTAGTTTATCTGTAGTATAAGAGATTAAAAGGCATAAAAAGAGATGAATATTCTCTTTAAAACAAAAATATTTGAACACAGAAAAAAGTCAGTAAATAAGCCATTTTTAGCTTCTTTACTGACTTTTACTTTGGCTCCCCCAACTGGGCTCGAACCAGTGACATCATGATTAACAGTCATGCGCTCTGGCGAGTGTAGGGGAATACACTATGAAAGTATCATCAATACAATTACAATTTGATTTTTCATTTTTATATATTTTAGATATATGTTGAATATAATTTACGATATGAACGACTGCATAGAAATTTATTGTGAGTCTATAGTAACACTGTACCACTCATGAATGCTTGAAAAATTCAACTAAATTTTTTCTCCACACCTCAATATCTTGTCTTTAGTTTTAATATATATGACAAAAAGTCATCAAGGTGGGATTTTCAGCCGATTTGTCTATGTGGAACACTTCCAATGCTCCTCCGGGTCAAAGCTTTATTAGAATATAGCACTTCAAAATGATATGTTATATATACG